CAGCACAAAAGTCTGAACTAGAGCGAAAACTGTAGCCAAATTCTTCACGCAGGATATCACATACAGTGTCTTTGCCGTGGCGGGCATTGCCAATAATCAGCAGTTTAGGAAGGGTCATTTGAGTTGAGTTACGTTAAGGTGTTTAAGTGTGTTTTGCAACATACCAATTTGTCTGCGACAGTCTTCTAGCGCATGGTGGCTAGTGGGAGGAATAGGCTGATCAGGCCACAAGCTAAACACAGTACGGCTGTCTCGCACCATGTAGTATTTCCAGGGCAAAGGCTTGCGATAGCTTTTGTAGGCATGTTCCAAGATGTTCATGTCGTATGTGGGACCTTGTGCCCAGATCAGCTTGGCGTGCCAAATCAGCTTGCCCAGTTCGTCTAATGCTTGGTCTAAAGGGATGCGGCCTTCTTCATTGAACGCTTCGTCCCGCACTATAGCAGGCTGGGTCGCCCACCAATCAATTGTGCCCTGATCAATAGCGCGGTCAGGTTGGCTTTCCAGCGTTACTCTAGCATAGTAAGATTGTTCGTAATGTCCGTGCCCAAAAGGATCAAACGCCTGGGCCGCTATGGTGAGAATACAGGTATCCGGGCCAGTTGCTAGCCCTTCTAAGTCGATCATTAGGTGCATACTGCATTATAGCAGACATGCACTAGTATGTCAATTAGCCAATTACCCAAGTTAGAGGTTGTGAGCCATCTACATAGTTCTTGAGTTGTTCTTCTAGTGCTGCCATTGCTTCTTTGGCTTCGGCTTTCATGGCCGCACCGTTTAGAGTGCCGCCACCTTGTGGACCAGCAATGGTTCCAAACTTCTCACGTGCTTCGCCGATAATCATTTTGCAGTTAGCGACCATGTAGTCCTTGATCCATTGACTAATTTGGAAGTCTGACAGCAAGTTGATTTCAGGCTTTAGGTTATAGGTCCACAGCAGAACGTTTTCGCCAGTGCCTTTCGGATCGCGCACTAGCTGGAGTTTTTTGGTTACAGGGTTAAAAGTGTAGTTCATATAGCCACCAAACATACGTGCGGCAAGTTCTACATATTGGCTATAGAAATCGTATGTAGCAAGGCCACCTGCTACGTTGAAGTTCATAAGATACACGTTCAGCGATGCTTGAGCAAATGGGTCAAAGTTTGACGCAAATGGGCCAGTGGAATCACCGAAAGTTCTGCGAAAGATTTGCCTTACAGTAACAACTTCTTGGGGTAATTGGTAAATGTTTACATCACGGACTAGTTCCATGAATGAGTATGATTCTTCGTAGGCGCCTTGGGCACGTTGACGATAGGTGCCAATTGTTTTTTGGTATGCTGATTCGTAGTGAGCTGGATCCAACTCGACGTCTACAATATCGCCGCCGAGTTGAAGCCGTACATAATCGTTTAGATTTTGTTTTAGTGTGTCAAGACTGTTTTGTTGCTGTTCTGCCATGGGGGACTCCGTCCCCATTATTTACCAGCTTTTAAGGATCACAATGTTCTCTGTACCGCGACCATTGAACTGAGTTTCTGTAGTTGTAAGCTCTTTGAACAGTTTACGAGCAGCCGGCTTGCCTGCGGCACTCAATGCTTTCAGGGTTTCTGCTGGCTTACGCACAGTTTTTTGCACAGTTTCTACGGTGCTAAATCCAATGATAGCATTGTTCTTGATAGTAAAAACTTTGGCGTACTCGTCGGCTACAACGTGAATCAACTTGCGCTTCTTGGTGTCATACAACCAAGCTTCTGCCTTGTCCACCAGTTGCGCTGCCGGTAGTGACTTGAGTTTAAGTTCAGCAAACTCAGCTTGGATCTTGAATTTGGCCGCTTTCTTCTCTGGCGGCACCGCCTTGACTTTGCGCGGTTTGCGTTCCACTTTCTTGATCTGAACGTAAGAGCCGCAGTCGCTGATCACCAACTCACAAAACTTAACACAGTTTTTGAGTTGTGTTTTGGTCATGTAGTCATAGGCTTTTGCAACTTCTGCATCCTTGCCCTCGGCCGCTGTTTCAAACTCAGCTAGTTTACGGGTCCATGTGTCTTTGATCATTGATACCATTTGCGGTGCAATGTTCATGCTTCGCATCAAGCTCACAGGTTTGTAGTCAGCGTTGAGTTTAGCCCCAGACATGATAAACTCGTCAAACAAACCATCCATTTCACCCAGGCACTCGCTTGCCTTTTCACGCAAACGATCCTGGATCGTAAGTTTAGAAGGGGCAGTTTCGTCTACCACTGCAACTTCTTCAATCACAGCTTCTTGCTTGGATTCTAAAATCTCTTTCAGCAAGTTGTCTAGTTGAATCTGCTCATGGTCTGACAGTTCTAGTCCTACCATGCTCATGCGACACAGCCAGCCTGTGGTCAAACGTATCGAGCTGTCCGGGACACCTTTTAGCAGTTTAACATCTGCCTTGCGGTCGTGGCTTTCGAGATAGTTAACAATCATGTCCCGGGCATCTTTTTTGCCGTAGAAATAGTTGTACCACGAAAATGCTTTGCTCAAGGCACTGATACGGTTATCAGTGGGTTGCACATTCCAAGTAGGTTCCATGCCCATGGCATTGGTATCTGCACTACGCGGATTCAGTGGTTTAACGGGCTTAAAAGCTACTTTCATACGGGCTCCTTAGTGGATATTTTGTAATTATAGCACTTGCTCAATTTATGGTCAACCACTAACTAAATAGTATTACCATGCCCCGTTTAAGTTTATACCGCCCAAATCGCACAAAAGATTACCAATTCATTGATCGCACAATCAAAGAAATGTACACCGTTGGTGGTGTGGATATCTATGTGCACAAATACATGGGACCACAAACTGGTGGCGAGGATTCGGCGTTTTCGGGCAATGCAGATGCTACTCAACCCATTTACGAAACTCAGAATCCTCTAAATATACAAGATCTATTGCTGTTGGAAAACCGCGACAGAATCTATGACCAAGACGTGTACGTCATGCGTGGAGTATTTCAAACACAGGACATTGATTTTGATCTGAGTCAATTTGGATTGTTTTTGAACAACGATACCTTGTTTATCACATTCCACTACAACAAAATGATTGACGAGTTTGGGCGCAAACTCATGAACGGTGATGTGCTAGAAGTGCCTACTCTCAAAGACTACTATCCACTGAATGCCAACATTCCCGAAGCCTTGCCCAAGTACTACGTGATTCAAGATGCTGCTTTTGCCAGCGAAGGCTTCTCAATGACCTGGCTGCCACACCTGTGGCGTGTGAAAGCCACGCCACTGGTCAATGCACAAGAATACAAAGACGTCCTTAAAAAGCCCATGGTCAATGACACTGCATGGGATCCGGGTAACTTCTATCCTGCTGGGTCTATTGTGAATCAAGGTGATGTATATTATCAAGCCACTCAAAACGTTCCAGCAGACACTGATATTACTGACACCGATTACTGGTCCGAGTACACCCCGTTCACTGAAAGTGACATAATGAGCACCCGTACTAAAGATCAAGAAATCAACGATGCTATTCTCACACAAGCTGATGTTGAAGTTCCGCTCAGTGGTTACGATGTTGACAAGTTCTTTATTACACCTACCCTGTCATCAAATGGTCAACCTGCCAACCCAGTGGGTTTGAACACCAGCTCTAGCACAACTGTAGATGGTACCGAAGGTGGTATGAATTCTACGCCACGCGACTTTGGTTATACACTAGGATACATGACTGGCAATGGTCAAGCACCTGACGGATTCCCAGTCACTCCTGGAGTGACCTTCCCTGAACGTCCAGTAGCCGGGGACTATGCCTTGCGTCTCGATTATAGACCAAATCGACTGTTCCGTTACAACGGTGTTCGTTGGGTACGCATTGAAGACAATGTTCGCACAGATCTCAACAACGGTCCAGATAACAAGACCCTGCGTTCAAGCTTTGTAAATAACGACGCAACCGTTAATACTACAGACCGCGGGCCTATACCTAGTCGCCAAAGTCTTAGTGAAATTCTCAAACCCAAAGCCGACAACGGCGGTTAATTAGGAGAGCCAAAATTCAAAGCTTCTTTTATGACGAACAAATACGTCGTTTCTTACTGCAATTTACAAGAATCTTTTCGGGATTCCAAGTAGAGTACGGCCGCAGTGCAGAAAATCCCAACGAGTATGCGCTGTTGCGTGTGCCTGTTCGCTACGGAGATGCAAGCCGTAATGCACAGACCATCATACAGGAAAACTCTGCCAACAGCTTGCCTGCTACTCCACTAATGACATTTTACATCACTGGCCTTGACTACGACAGACCAAGAATGCAAGAACCGTATTTTGTGTCACGCTTTGCTGTGAAACAACGTACCTATGACACTGCCACGGACACTTATGAGACCACACAGGGCAATGCTTTCACTATTGAGCGTCTGATGCCCGTGCCTTACAAGATGACCATTAACTTGGACATCTGGACTTCAAACACCAATCAAAAGTTTCAGATCTTTGAACAGATTTCTACCTTGTTTAACCCTGCACTGGAAATACAAAGTACTGACAACTACATTGACTGGACCAGCTTGAGTATTGTAGAATTGGAGCGTGTGAACTGGAGTTCTAGAACTATTCCAATAGGCACAGAGAATCCCGTTGACATAATGACCTTGACTTTTGGTATTCCCATTTGGATCTCCAGTCCTGCCAAGGTTAAGAAGTTGGGTGTCATTGAGCGAGTGATTGCCAGCATGTACGATGCACAAGGAGATCTGCGTGATGCTGTAACTGACAACGATTTGTTGCTGGGAACTCGACAGGTAATCACACCATTCAACTACAAGACTGTGGTGATTGGCAACAGTGTACAAATTCTTCAAGAACAGACTGTGGTAGATCAGTCTAACTCTAGTCTTGTGCCACCTGACATTGTGAGTGGCAGTGGACTGCAATGGCCA